GTGGGGTCATAGGCCCAGCAAACATACCGACCACAACATCGGCTAAAGGCGTCTGGTCGCTTATGGAGCAGTTTCTTGCTCAGAAGCAAGGCATCTGGCCGACCACAGGCTACACCATCATCCAAACCTTTACGGCTACTTCAACGTGGACTTGCCCTGCCGGGGTGACGGAGGTAGAGTATTTGGTAGTGGCTGGTGGCGGCGGTGGTGGAAGGGATACAAATGGCGGGACAGCAGCTGGCGGTGGTGGTGCTGGTGGATTTAGGACAGGAACGGGTTTAAGCGTTACTGCTGGAACGGATTACACCATCACAGTTGGCGCAGGCGGCGCAGGAGCAACTTCAAACAGAACACCCGGAACAAGCGGTGGCAATTCAGTATTTAGCACCATTACGTCCGCAGGTGGTGGCGGTGGCGGCGCTTATGGAAATCCTGGCGCTGGTTTGGCTGGAGGTTCTGGTGGTGGTGGCGCTGGAGAAGGCCCGGCTCCAGGATATGCGGGTGGTTCAGGTAATACACCATCTACCTCCCCATCTCAAGGAAATAATGGTGGTAATGGGTCACCTGCTGGGGCTGGCGGTGGTGGAGGTGGTGGCGGATCTGGAGCTGTTGGAACAAACGCATCAACAGCTAATGGTGCCGCAGGCGGTGCAGGGACCGCTTCTTCTATTTCAGGGTCTTCTGTAACTTATGCTGGCGGCGGTGGTGGCGGTGCTTATAACGCTACTGGTGGATCAGGAGGTAGTGGCGGTGGCGGGACTGGCGGAAGCGGCAGCACAGCTGGCGTAGCAGGGACAGCAAATACAGGTGGTGGCGGTGGTGGCGGTGGAGCAAGTCCTGGCAGTAGTGCCAACGGCGGTACAGGCGGCTCCGGCATTGTTATCCTGAAGTACACCATGCCTTCACAGGTATTTACGTTTACAGGTACAAAAAAGTGGGTATGCCCAAATGGTGTGACAACAGTTGACTATCTTGTGGTTGGTGGCGGTGGTGCTGGCGGCTCTGATGGTGCTACAAATAACGGAAGCGGAGGCGGCGGTGCAGGTGGATACAGAACAGGCACAGGATTGTCTGTTACCGCAGGTACTGAATACACGGTCACAGTTGGAGCAGGTGGTACGGGTGCATTAACGGCCAATCGTATTGCAGGAAATAGTTCAACATTTTCCTCTATAACATCTGCTGGTGGCGGTGGTGGTGCTTGGTATGCAAACACTACAGGCGGCGATGGTGGGTCAGGCGGTGGAGGTTCCGCTGGCCCTTTAGCTCCAATGGCAGGAGGTACTGGCAATACACCAAGCACTACACCTTCGCAAGGTAATAATGGGGCCGCTAGCTCAACAAGTGTTGGTGGCGGTGGCGGTGGCGCTGGTTCAGCAGGAAGCGGTAAAAACGGTGGTGACGGTATACAAGGGCCATCGTTTGCTTCTTCTTACGGCGGGGCTGGCCCTGGGGGATCACCATCTACAGGTTATTTTGCTGGGGGTGGCGGGGCGACTGAAGCATCGGCAGCAGGTGGAACTGGAGGAATTGGTGGTGGCGGTGCAGGTTCAAGCGGCGGGGCTGCTAGTCCAGGTGTGGCAAATACGGGCGGCGGTGGTGGGTCGGGAAGAAGCAATAACGCATCAGGATCAGGCGGCTCCGGTATCGTAATTATCAAAATCAATCAATAACATGACTACAAAAGTTTACAAATTTCTAGGCATTGATACAGCCATGCACCTACTACGTCCTGGTGCGAAGTGGGAAATATCAAACAACGTCTTTACAAGATGGGATGATCCACGGCCATGCCCAAGCATTGAAGAAGTGTATTGGGTCATTGACAAGATCAGAGAGTTTGAGGACAGCATCCCTACGATCTACACCGACGAGCAACTTAAAGAGATGGGCATAGCCCGTGAGGAATTTGAACGTGCAGTTGCATAACCTATTCCCCATCCCTGTAGGCTTTGCAGAGCTTGGTAGACCTCTGAGTGATGAGGAGTTGTTCTTCATCCGTGAGCTTCAGACACGACCCAACATGGGTAACACCACAAGCACGAACAACTTTGTGCTGCGTGATCCTGCACTGACCTCACTGCGTTCGTTCATTGAAGATGCGGTATCGGATTACTTCAAAAGCACAGTCAATCCTAAGCACAACGTAAGCCTAAGAGTCACGCAAAGCTGGTGTAACTACTCAGAGCAAGGCCAGTACCACCACAAACACGCCCATCCTAATAGCTACATCTCAGGTGTGTTTTATGTGCAGACCAACCCTGATGACAAGATTTACTTTTACAGAGATGGCTGGCAGCAGATTAAATTCCCTCCTGACCAGTGGAACCCGTATAACTCTGAGAGTTGGTGGTTTGAGGCTTATGCAGGTCGCTTGATTCTCTTTCCTTCGTCGCTGACACATATGGTTCCAGAGGTCAAAGGCGAGGACACAAGAATCTCACTATCGTTTAATACCTTCCCCGTCGGTGTTGTCGGGGAAGAAATGGACTTAACCGGATTAAAGCTGGAGGCGTAGATGGCTCACTTTGCCCGTATTGATGAAAATGGTGTGGTGCAACAAGTTGTCGTAGTGGATAACAAAGACACCTCTGATGCTTCCGGTGTTGAGAAAGAGCATATCGGTGCCGCACACCTAGAGAAAATTCTGGGTGGTGTATGGAAGCAGACCAGCTACAACGGCAACATCAGGAAAAACTACGCAGGAATAGGTTATACCTACCGAGCAGATATTGACGCGTTTGTTCCGCCCAAGCCTTTTGCTAGCTGGATTCTCAACGCAGACGCGCAGTGGGAGGCTCCCATAGCGATGCCAACTGACGGTAAAATGTACTCATGGGATGAAGATACTGTAAGTTGGATTGAGAGATGACACCCGAACAGAAGTCAGACGTACTGGTAGAGGTTGCAAAAGCAACTCCTCCTGTAGCTATTACAACGGCTGTGACTGTTGGTGGTCTGACTCTGAATGAATGGGTTGCAGTTGCTACCTTGCTCTACATTGTGTTACAGTCCGGCTGGCTTGTCTGGAAATGGTTCCATGCCATAAAAGATAAGAAGAATGAAGCACAATCTTCCGATAGTTAAAGTAGTTTGGGAAGATGCCTGCCACGACACTCTTGGGTGGGGTGATAGCCCAGAGAAAGCCAAGGACTTTCAGGTTCCGCTTGTTGTCTCTATAGGATTCTTATTAGGAGATACCAAGCAGGGCGTGAAAATTTGTCAGTCATTGACTGACGACGCAATTGCTCAGTCTTTGGTGATTCCGCGCAAGATGATCCAGAGCATAGAGCGCGGAGCTTGGCGTGAGAAAAAAGGCAGAAGATGAAGAGTTCATCAGAGTCTGGAAAGAACTAGGCAGCCCAACGAAGATTTCAGACCGTATCGGTCTTACTCTTCGCAATGTGTACGAGCGAAGAAGGGCAATCGAGAAGAAATACAACATTTTCCTACCCACAAAGGACGCTCGTTTTACCTTACCCGAAAATCGTAGGCGAGCGACGTTAGAAACGGAAGGCTATGTGATCGTATTCTCTGACGCTCACTTTATGCCTGGTGAGCCATCTGCGGGGTTCAATGCCATGCTTAAAGTTATCAAGACCCTAAAGCCAAAAGCGATTATCGCAAACGGAGATATTCTCGACGGGGGAACAATCTCTAAGTACGGCCCTATGGATTGGGAGCCAGTCACGAGCTTACGAGACGAACTCGAAGCAGTTCAGTGGCATATGGATCAGATCGTCAAGGCTTGTAAAGGTCTAGGTACTTTCTTGCATCGGACTACAGGCAACCATGACATACGGTTTGACAAAAGATTAGCCGGATCTGTTCCTGAGTTCAAAGGCATACAAGGCACAACTCTAAAGGATCATCTACCGGAGTGGTCTGTCAGTTGGTCGGTGATGGTTAATGACATCTGCATGATTAAGCATAGACTCCAACATTCAGGTATCCACTCTGGCTACAACAATACCTTGAAAGCAGGTATCTCTACGGTCTCAGGGCATACCCATCTTTTGGAAGTCAAAGGATGGGGCGACTATCGAGGACGTAGATACGGTGTATCTACAGGGATGCTTGCAAATCCTGATGGTGGTCAGTTTTCTTACATCGAGGACAACCCTGTTCCTTGGTGTCAAGGCTTTGCTGTCTTGTGTTTCAGGGATGGTTTACTCTTGCCTCCTGAACTCGTCGAAGTTATCGATGGGACAGCGTACTTTAGGGGTCAAGCCGTTGGCTAACTTTGAATCTGCTTACGACAAGATGATGGAGGACGAGGGAGGTTACGTCCTTCACGAAGTCCATGGTGACCGAGGCGGTCAAACTTATGCGGGTATTGCTCGCAAGATGCACCCCAAATGGGAGGGCTGGCAGCATATTGACTACCAAGAAACGCCACCAACACAGTTAGTCCGAGACTTCTATAAAGAGAACTTCTGGGACAAGATCAAAGGCGATGATTTAACGCATGACGTTATAGCCTCGTCGCTATTTAACTTTGCTGTCAATGCTGGCGTACCCGTATCCATCAAACTTGCCCAGATATGCGTCAAAACGGCCCCAGATGGCGTTATCGGCCCTAAGACCATATCAGCACTTAACCAAGCTAATCCTGAGCTATTTGTGGCTTATTACGCGCTGGCAAAGATCGCTCGTTATCGAGACATTGTTTTGCGTGATCGCAGCCAACTTAAGTTTCTTCTTGGTTGGGTTTCTAGGACGCTCAAGCTATGAACCTGCTCGGAATCTCTTCCATTGTTGATAGCGTCGGAAAAGTTATCGGAGACCTGCACACATCAGACAAAGAACGCATGGAGCTTGAGCTAGAAGCCAAGCGTATCGACCAAGCAATAGACCTCGGTCAAATGGAAGTCAACAAGGTCGAAGCCGCCAATCAGAATATGTTTGTTGCTGGCTGGAGACCCGCTATTGGTTGGGTTGGTGCTGGAGCGATGTTCTACCAGTTTCTTGCTTATCCGCTTTTAGTCTGGGCGTGGACCTGGTTGCAGGCTGAGGGTTATGTTCCTCGTGAGGTATCGCCTCCCCCTATGCTTGATACGGAGGCTTTATGGGTTATTTTGAGCGGGATGCTTGGGATTGCTGGGATGAGGTCTTTCGAGAAGAGTCGCGGTGTTGCGCGGTAACTTCATCTCGCACCATTTGCCCGATCTTATCCCCGTGCACTTTGTCGATCTTCTCGATGATCGGAAGTCGTTTGCTTTTAGCTAACTTTAAGATCATCTTTGCCCAGTCCTGAACGACAAACGGCAGTGCACTTTCGTACGCTGCCGCTATCTCCTCTACGTCCGAAGACTTAACCTGCTTGATGAGGTTGATCCACGATGCCACGGATCGACCATTCCTTAAACGCTTTATGCTTTGCCATCGTCTCTGGACACTCGGTGCTTGGAGGAATCCATCCGTACTCCCTCCAGATTTCTTCGACGGGTCTGAACCGCTCTTTCCTCGTCTGATTCTCGATTAACTCTTTCCAGTTGCTCATAGTAATTCCTTCGGCCACGCATGAGTAGCAGCCGCGTAAGGAGTGCCTGGCCGTGGTGCATGATAGAACCTCCGTTTTTCAAAGTCCTTCTCTTTCCAAAACGCACTAGGATTCTCACTCTCGATGGTCTTGATCGCTTTTTCAAGCGCAGGAGAATCATCGGTTATGAGCTTAGGTCTGATGATGTATGCCTGCCTCAACAGGCTTTGGTGTTTGCTTAGGTGCATGTCTATCTCCTCAGAACGGTATGTCTTCGTCGTCTTGTTTTACGGGCTTCGCTTCTCCATCTTTTTGCTGGAACTTCAACCCAAGATACTTACCATCCGATCCCTCGTTAACCCAAGCTGAAATCCAGTAGTCAATCCCTCCTATAGTCGCGCTTCCTCTGTAATCAGGATGAGCGTCTTTTTCTTTTTTCTTGTTCTTGCTAATACTTCCGGTTAGTTCTTTTGGCATAGCGATTTCTCCATTTTGTTCACCTCGGCTAGAAAGTTCGTAAGTTGAAGCTCGATGATCTTGAACTCCTCTGGCTTTGGTTCATATCTAACAATGAATAACTGCAGGTGATCTGGAAGCCTTGGGTCAAAACTTACAAAGTCGCACCATGTCCTGCCTGTCACGAGCATTTGAGTGAGCATTTGGCTTTTGTACTTAGTCGGAACCTCCTTTGCTAATAAATAATCAACGTGAGTGTTAATGTTGGGACACTTGATCTCGATTAAACCTGAGCCTACAAACCCATCAGGAGAGGCTCCAAGCCATTCTATGCTCTTGTGCTTGTGAAAGCCTGTCTGCTCCACAATCGAGCCTGTAGCCTGCTCATACGCGACTCTAGCGATAGGTTCTTGCTCTGTTCCCCACTGCATAGCCGCGTTCGTGAAGGAATCGCTCTGCAAGCCCGTTAAACGCTCCGTGACGAGTTGTATTGCGTAGTTCCTGCGTGTAGCCGTACCTTGCTTTGCAATCGCGTCTGAAGCCCTAGACGCGGTTACATGGCCCAGTCTTGCTTTGTACCAATCTTCAGTTCTTTGTTCCATTTTGCACCTTTAACCATCCTCGTTCGATCATTGCCTGCATCGTGTTGATGTAAGCCTGGTTCCAGAAGTCTCGACGTTCTTCACGAGACATATCCTTTCCCTGGTCCAAGTATGTGTGACAACGAAAGCACAGGGATGCTACTAAAGCATCACTAACCTTGATGCCCATACCTTTTCCTTGATTCCTGTGTGCAGCTACTACAGTCCCATCTTCTGCAAAACACGATCCACAAGGGATGTGCCTGCAAGCCTCAAGCAGCTTTTTGTTTATGTACATTGATTTTCCTCAAGTCTAATTCCGCGTCTTTCATCTCGTCCGTCCAGATCAAGCCTTTTTCCAACGCGTACTGTAAAAGCTGCTCCACAAGATCAGAGAACTCAGAGACCGTGAGAGAAGCGGTAGAAGGCTCAATCTCCTTCACCTGGCCCCCAGGTAGGTCTACGATCCTTGTGGGCAAGAATCGAGTCTTAGCCCACTCATGCCAGATGTCTTGTGTATATTCCTGGTTCATAAGTTGTTCAGAACACGCAGTAAGGATGGCCCAATAAAACCGATTCTGAGCCGCTGTACGAGGAGGTTTGGTAATAGTTACCATGTAACCTAAATACGTAGCTTGTAGAGCCTCTATAGCCCTCCTGCGGTCATTCTCAGTCGTTAAAATCAGTCGCATTGAGCCTCCACCAGTTGTAATTTGCTCTGAAAGCCCTTCTTGCCATGTCTGGGAACTTATCGTGGTGATCCGAGAACATCGCTTCCAAGAGTCTCCTTCTAAATACCGGACCGTTTACGTCCAGCCACATTAGCCAAGAATCGAGATCAGCTTCCTTGCCGTTCCCAATTAAAAACCTCATCGCGGTTATTGACTCGGTGCTTGGCTTTTTGTTGTACGGAGCGCGGCACGCATCTTCAACTGCCAGGTTGATGACCGACCACAAGAGTTTCTTGCAGCGGTCAGTCTGGATGTCGTCGATCAAACCCTCTTCAAATCGGTCTAAGTTCATTTGACTTCCGTAAGTGCTTTCTTCTTGGCTTCGTAAACAGCGACGAGTTCTTTGATTTCTGGCTTGTCTTTCATAGCTTTGTAGCCCGTAGAAAACTCAGCCTTGAGCGCGTCTAATGACTCTGCCGATTCGAGTTTTGCCTTGTAGGCCTCAAGCTCATCAACTTTTTCCTCGCTAGGAATATCCTCTCCAGCATAGATATACAAACCGATGCCATGCAAAGCGATTGCCTTAGCTAAACACCGTTGCATAGCCGTATTGACTGCAAACGCATCAGGGTTAGAGATCGCCTTATTTCGGTTATCCATGACGGGAAGTTGAGCCATTCTTGAGACACCAAAGGCTTTGACTTCACAAAAGACCATGACCGTCTCGCCCCACATCTGATGGGGCTTGTACTCCCAGGTTGCATTAGGATCATTCAAAAGAAGTTGCTCGACAGCCCAGGCCCAAGACAGGTACGACAGACCCATCTTGGTTTCTTTCTTGCTGTTGACGTTGATTTTGTTTAACTCAGCGAATTTCATGTTTTCTACCTTACGAATAGGAACAGGAGCGTTCCGTAACAAATCCCTAATAGCGTGCATAAGACCCAATCACTCCTCGTCGGTTTCCATTTCTCCAAGTTCGTACTCCTGTTGTTCCAACTGTTGTTGGTGCTCACGTTCTCTCTCCCTGTCGTATTCGTAAAGTTGTCTGTCTAACCACCAGTCATAGTTCATTGTTGCTTTCCTTCACATAGATAACGCAAAACTCTTTATGGCTATCGTGATCGAAAACCACGACCATATTCTTAGGCATGTTGTAGTTGTCGTAAAAGTGTTCCTTGATGATTTCGCCTAGTTGCTGTTTTGTAAGTACGACTTTCATGTTGCTCTCCTGGTAGGGGCCGGAGCCCCTGGTTATTAGTAAGAAACTGTGAAGCCTTCAGCTTCGAGCTTTGCTGCAAACTCTGGTGCAGCAGACTTGCGAACTTCGCAGGAAACGCCGCCGCAAATGCGGTCTTTAGCGTTTGTGTTGTTAGCCACGAAAGTAACCGTGGTTGCTGAGAAATCGAAGGGGAGAACTTGGAAGTCGCTCATTTGAATCTCCTTTGAAGAGCGGGTTAATAAGTTCGTTTGCATGGGTGTATATTGACCGAATAAAAACTTTAAGACTGTCGTCACGATGACAATCTCTGCCACTGACACCAAGAAAACACGCCGTTCGTCGGTTAGTCCTACTCAGAGGTCTCTAGCCTTACTTAGGGAACGAGGTTATTTGTGTCAAATCGTCGAGCACTGGAACCCTTGGGCGCGTATTCGACAAGACCTTTTCAGTATCGGAGACATACTTTGCCTCAGAGACGAAGAGACGCTGCTAGTTCAGACAACGAGCAGGGCCAACATAAACGCAAGGGTGAAGAAGATTGCAGAGTGCGAGCATCTTCCGGCTATCTTGAGGGCAGGCTGGAAGATCGAGGTTCATGGATGGGCTAAGCTAAAGGAAGGGTGGACTTGTAAGGTCGTCGAGATGTGATATAGTCGTTCCGTCAGCGTGGCAACTGGCAGTCAGGAAGTAAACCCCAGAATGTTTAGGTGGGGCTTGTGTGGTTACAAGGTCTTTCTTCCTGAGACTGCGTAATTGCCCATGCCAAGGGCCATGCCCCTCCTAAGTGTTCTGGGGTTTTGCTTTTGGCGCTGACCGTACTGTCCGCGTAAGCAATGAGTTATCCCGACTGCTGACAAGAAAAGGGTTACTGGTAAGCCACGATGTTTGTGAGCCGGTGCAAATCCGTAAGAATCCAGCGACTGGTCGAATCTCCAAG